TGGCGTCAGTGTCGATGTCGCCGCTGTCGAGGACGTACTGCGACGGATCCCGCATCAGCGTCTCCGCCGCATCAGTCGGATCCTCGAAGCGCCCAGTCGACAGCGCCCGCACCTCGGCCGCCACAGCGCGCGCCGTGGCCTTCGCAGCCTGCTCGGCGAGACGGTCGGCCTTCGCCGTCGCCTTCTCCAGATCGGAACGGTCGCGGTCCTCGAACTCGGCGACCTTCTTCGCCAGCGCCGCAGCCTCACGCTTGGCCGTCGCAGCCTCCTGCCTCGCGGCGGCCCGGTCGGCCTTCATTTTGTCGAGGGCCTTCTTGCCGGCGTCGCCGAGCTTGTCAGCACCCTCCGGGTCCGGGTCGGGCTCCGGGTCGGCAGGATCCGGCTCGGGGTCGGGATCTGCCGGGTCCGGGTCGCCCTTGGGGTCCACGGGTCCCGGGTCGGCCGGGTCCGCGGGGTCGGGTTCGTTGTGTCGGTCCAGCCGGAACCAGTCCGCGCCGTGAGCAGCGGACAGCCAGCTCTTACGGATGTTGTGCATGGTGGTGTGTCTCCCGTTGCGGGATCAGAGACCGCGCCTTGCGCACGGCCAAGAGTGAGACTCAGACGCTCCAGCCCAGATAGCCGTACTGGCGAAGCAAACTGATGGCCTCATCGCGGCTACCGGCGATGCGGTAGATCTGCTCAGGCAGAAGGCGCGGCGAGGAGAGTTGGAAACGTCGGGGATACCGGGGCGAGGCAGTGCCCGCCCGGTAGGCGCGGGACCGCTCCATCTGGAAGTACAGGCCGCGGCGCGTGGTGCCCTCGTAGGTGGCGCGCACTCGGCCGCCGTAGCCGTCCGCCGCGGTGTACATGCCGCGGCGGGCGTTCACGACAGAGTTCATGTCCGCGCCATCCCGGATCGCCTTCGCGCCCGCCTCGGTGAAGATGCGGTCCTGCTCGGCGCGGGACAGGCCCTTGAAATAGGCCTCCGGATCGAAGGCCCCAGGGATGTGGCGGTCGCGGGCGATCAGCTTTGCGGGCATATGCGTACAATCACACCGCGGATGCCGTTGAAATCCTGTATTCCAGCCGTACTCCCGCCCGGCGAGGATGATGCACCGACTGCACGCGGGCGGATTGACCACCCGGATGTAGCCGTTGATCGTGCGGTTCCCCGCGATCGACACCCCGGTGGCTGCCCTCCCGGCATCCGTGACCTCCGACGCCGCCATCCGCAGCAACTGCTGCAGGCCCGTCATCATCGCCTCGACCTCATCGACGCCTGCCGCGATGGCCGTCTTCGAGGTGATGAGCGGCAGATCCAGCAGCGTGTCCAGCGACCGACCATCAGCGGCAAGGCCAGCGAAAGCCTCGGGCCGGACGCGGCCCGCTGGGTCAGATGTCATACCACCAGCCGCGATGATGGACTCGACGTAGGCGTCCGCCGCTGCCGCCGTAGCCAACTGGCCGGCGGTCACAGTGCGGACCACCTCCGGGCCGATGTAGATGGCCCACGAACGGCTCAGATCGCGGCGGTCGATCTCCCGCCACAGCTGCTGAACCCGGTCCGTCACCCGGCGGGCATGCGACTGCTGAGCCACATAGAAGGCATTCGCGAGCTCCTCGGCCGACAGATCCCGCACCGGCCCCGTGGCCATCAGGCCACCTCCGCGGGTTCGGGATCAGCCTCAGGTATGACGGGATCGGGCGGAGGCTTCGGGCCCGCCTCCAGCGCCGAGAAGTCGCCGGCCATGATGCGCTGCATCGCATCCTGCGCCGCGGCCTCGTCCTCTTCCTCCATGCGCTCGATCTGCGCCTGCGTGTACCGCAGATCCTCGCGCGTCTGCCGGAGAGGCACGATCTTCGCCTGGAACTTCTTCACCGAAGCATCCGCGACCTGAGCCACCGTCGGAGTCGAAGCGTCCCGCCAAATCGTCTCCAGCGACCGGGCTGCCGGATCCCACTCGCCGTCCTTCACCCGCAGAACCAGCCGCATGACGCGCTCCCACGAGCCGCCCCACGCCCGCTGCTTCCGCTCTGCGCGCTTCACCAGCCGAGTCTCGGAGGACCGGATGGCGTCGGCTGACGCCGGATTCTGGGTCGAATAGCCGAGGAACTGCGGCGGGAGGCCGGACAGGGAACTGACGAGCTGGGCAAGCTGATTCAGCGTGCTGTGGAAGTTGCTGAGCGACGCCTCCGGGAACTGGACGACGTCCGCGCCGTCCTGCTTGGAGCGCTCCGTCGCCCACATCCGGCCGATGATCCGGCTGAACGCCGACACCCGCCGCCCGGCGTCGTCGACGAAGTCCTCCTCGCCGAAGCCGAACGCCACGCGCCGCGGCGTTGCGTGATACTCCGCTGACACCATCATGTCCGTCGCGATCTTGCAGGCCGCATCGGAGAGCGGGATCACGTCCTGGAGCTCACTGACACCGCCCGGACACTTCAGCCGCGGGCGGTTCGGAAGCACCTCGACGAGAACCTCGCCCGTCTCGTGCTCATCCCGCGGATACTCCGGGTCCTCGACCCAGTGACCCGACTCCTTCACCCACCACACCGTGGCATCCGGCAGATACAGCGTCGCGTGATCGACCTTCCGATCGCCCTCGCCATCCTCCTGCCAGCGCTTCACCGCAGCGGCCACCCGGCGCGTCCGAGGATCGAACTCCGCAAACATGTCCAGAGCGCTCTCGACGGTGATCAGAGGAGTCGAGTCGTCGCCCTCGTTCGCGCCCACCACGATGTACGAGCGCCGCATCGCCAGGGCATCCAAGTGCCCCATCTGCGACTGCTCGTCCATGTCATTGGCCTGCCAGATCCGCCACAGCTCGTCATCGGCATCCGCCACCCCGGGGAATCGGAAGCCCTCGACATCGAGGCGCTCCTCGATCGAGTCGACGATCAGGCGCGGCCAGTTGATGACCACCTGCCGCACCGTCTCCTGCAACTCCACCTGCAGCTCCGGCGCCATGTACGACAGCGGCTGAGAGCCCTCGTAATAGGAGTTCAGCCGCTTAAGTTCGTTCAGCTCCTTGTCGTGGCACGAGATCAAGTGAGTCAGCCACTGCAGCTCGGAGCGCTCCACAGGCACCCCCTCACCGCATCACGATCATCTTGGACTTCTTCTTGGGACGGGCCAGGCCGGCGGCCGTCGCATCCCCAGCGGCCTCATGGGCGAGGATGCTCGGGATCGCAGCGTCGATCTTCTGAGACGGGCTGGCCTTGCCGAGCACATACCGGCCGCCCACGCGGGCCGCCTTACGGGCGTTCCGCACATGCGCAGCCGTGGTCACACAACCGTCATGCCGGAACACCGAACCGGCCTTCGTGACGTCCGTCAGCAGCCGTTCCGCCGCCGCGTGCATCTGCACCGTGCGGTACGTGTACCAGCGCACCACGCGCTTCTCGCCGTGCCGGTCCGCCCAGCCGTCGACCTCCGACTCCCAGTACGGCGGATCGCAGTACATCCGCAGCACGTCGAAACGTGCGAACACCTCGTCGACCGCCGCGGCCACTTCAAGGCGAGGCACCTGGCCGCCGTAGTCCGCCGGATTCCAGATCGTCGGCAACTCATCCGGGCCGAACGTCGGCGTGAACTGATAGCCGTCCAGCGTCTCCAAGCGGAGCGCCGTCCAGTCATCAACGTCCGAGCCGTCGAAGCCCGCCACGACCGTCGTACCGTCCGGAACCTCACGGGGCTCCGCGAGGGTGTCCCAGGCGTCGCCGTTCATCCACGACCCGGCGCCGTACACGATGCGGTTCCCGAAGAATCGCTCCGCCTGCTCCGGATCCTTCTCCAGCAGTTCGGCGGCCTCGGCCTCGATCGCGTCGAGGTCGACGTGCGTCGAGCCCATGTAGACGTGCCGGTGGATCTTCCGGCGGTCCGTCTTGTTCGTGTACTTCAGCGACGCCGGCGGAATCCGGTGGAACCGGAAGATGTCCTTGACCTTTGCCTCGGACGTGGCCTGCGCGACGCTGTTCTCCGACGGGTTCCACGCGTTCGTGGTCTCCATTGTCCGCCCGCCCATACCGGCGGCGCCGCGGCGCTGGGTCGTGGCAACACGGTCCATCTTGTTCCCCGGCGTCCAGAGCTGACTTTCGTCCTGGAGAACAAAAGTGACCGGGTTGCCCAGGCGGGACTGCGCCGACGACGTCACCACGTCGATGCGGCCGTCGTTGGGCAGGCGGATGAACTGCTCGCCGACCCGCATCAGCTCACCCAACGGCCCGTTGCGGATCATCGACTGCAGGGGCCGGTAGACGTTGTCGGTCTGCTCCTCCGAGAACGCCGTGATCTGCACCAGCGGAGTCGGCCATGGAATCGCCATCGGCTCACCCGGCTCGTACTCGTACAGCCAGCCGCACCCGCAGCCGTGATCGCGGCAGTCGTACACCTCGCCGCCAACCGCCCAGCCGTCAAAGACCGCCGGACCAACGCCCTCATTCGCGCAGATCGCCGCTGTCCACGGACCCTTGCCGGTCTTCTGCGGCGCCACGCACTGAGAGCGGCGGTAAAAGAATGCCGGAGCCAACTGGCCCACCGTCGCAGTCGGCTTCACGCGGTAGAAGTTCGCCGTACACCACAACTGCCAGTCGTACATCTGGAACGGCTCACCCTTGCGGAAGCCGTCCGGGACGACGCAATGCGCCTCTATCCAGTCAATGCTGACCCACAGCGTCGGGAAGTCGACGACGAACTCGCTACTCTTCTCCATCGCCCTGGACGACCTTCAACCGCGACCGCGCCGAAGACCGCGCCGGCGCCGAACGGCCCGCAGCCGGCCGGACAGGAACCTCCTCGGCCATGACCCGCCACCGGTTCGCCCGCATGCCCGGCGTCGTCAGACCCAGAGAGTCGGCCATCTGCCGCACCAGCGTCGACAAGTTCACCCGGGAGTCCATCAACTCGGCCTCAGAGAGTCGGCGCACGTACAGCGCCACCTCGATCTCCTGGCCGAACCGCTCCCACATCAGCGCCTGTGGCATCCGCCACAACCGCTCCCACAGTTCATCCTCGCGGGGACTCTGATCCGTCAACGGCCAGTCGGGCATTGCGCCCTGGCGGCCCTCGGCGGGCAGGATCGTCCACTCGCCGGCATCCCGCTCACGCCGCAGCGCATTCGGATCAGGGGCAGGACCAGAACGTGCGCGTGCTCCACCCTTCGGCATACGATCACTCCAACTGCCGCATTGCGCGGCTGGACTCGCCGTCACCTTGCGTGACTGCGGTGCTCAGTGAAGATCATTCTCGAAAGCTTAGAACCCTCCCGACCAGGGCGACCTCTCCCCGGCGGTCCGGCGCTGATCACTGCGCAGGTCCCCGGCCCACCCCCTCGGCCGCCGGCTGTCACCCTTGGTGACCGTCAGGCCCGCCGCTCAGCTCGGCGTCTCGGCCGGCGGGAACTCAAGCTCCACCGCCAGCAGCACGGTCCGCTCCTCGCTCCGCGCCTGCCCGTCATGGTCGGGGTCGACGAGCCGGCTGCCGTCTTCGGTGGTCTTGTACTGCTGGTATCGGATGACGGTCTGGTCGTCGTCTCGTTCGATGCTGAGCCAGTGGTCGACGACGTGCTTGGGGTCGACGTTGTTGGCATGGAGCCAGTCGCAGAGGGCTTCGCGGTGCTGTTCGATCTCGGCTTCGCGGATGAGCCGGAGGACGACGGTCACGGTCAGCGCCAGTTGTAGAGCGTGTCGCCGTCCTGGTGCCGGTGCTCGTGGCCAGCCTCGCCAGGCTCCAGGTCTTGGGCGTCCAGTTGGCAGGCGACGCGTCCGGCGAGGACGGGTAGGAAGTGCGGTGCGCCGCAGCGCGGGCCTTCGACGACTGCCTGCTCGACGGCTGTCGGCTCGGGCTGGACTGCCTGCTCTGCCTCGACCTGGTCGTCAGCCTTGGCTTCCGGCTTGGGCTTGGTGGTCATGCGCCGATTCCTCCGGGTTGGTATCGCGCGGTTTCCTTGGAGTGGCACGAGTGGCAGAGCCCACGTCCGTGCTTGGGGTCGTTGGGGTCGGCACCTTGTTCGACGAGTTCGCGCCTGCTGAGTGGCCAGTGGTCAGCGTGCTTGCTGGGCTGGCCGCATGGCACCGAATGGTCGTGACCTTCCTCGGTGCAGACGCACGTCGGGTCCTTGGCCAGGACACCGGGCCGGAAGCGGGTGAGGTGTTGGCCGCCGTAGCCGCGTTGCTTGGCGGTGCCGCGTTTGGCTTCGGCTTCGCGTCGGTGGTCTTCGCAGCGCCCGCTCTGGGTGAACTCGGGGCAGCCCGGGGTCGAGCAGACTCGCCAGCCTGTCCTCCTGGCCATGCCGCGCCTCCGCCCGTACCGTGTGTCCCTCTACGCGAGGGGGCTGATCATGCGGAGCGATGCTGCGCTGGGTGTGTTCGTGGTGGGTCTGGCCGTGCTGATGATCGGTGTGATCACCGAGTTCACGGTCGTCTGGCTGGTGGTCGGCGGCCTGTTGATGCTGGGCTCGGTGGCTGCCACCGCGAGGCGGCGGCGGACGGGGCCGGATCCGGAGGTGACGCTGCGGCCGGGCGGGAAGGAGCGGCCGTGGCGGCGGGGCGGTGGCCAGTAGCTCAGCGACAGGGGCAGCCTGCCGCGAGGTGTGCATCCACGTGGGCGACGAGGTTGCAGGGGCATTCGTCGTGGAGGTGCCAGCACGCGCACAGGTTGCCGTTGTGGGCCCACCACGGATCTGCGCTGACTTCCGGGTACGGGCTGGGTCCGCATGGCGGTCCGGGTGGCGTCGGCATCGGCTTCGGCAGTGTGGCTCGGGGTCCGCGCGGCTGTCGAAGCGGCGGCTTGTGCTTCCTCATTCGACTTGCTCGGGCCAGTGCCAGGTGCCTCCGGTGATGCGGCTGTTACCAGGATGTACCTCGCCGTCATACGGCTCGTCGTACTGCACGCCCTTGTTGAAGAAGAAGCCCTCGGGGTTGAGGACGCACAGGTGCACGTCGGGGACCTTGCCGTAGAGCCCGCCGGACAGGATGTCGGGGACGGCGGTCACGATGGCCGCGCGGCACTGCGAGGTGTACTCACCGCCGGGGGTGCCGTAACTGCAGTAGTGCACGATGCTGCCAACCCTCGGCGTGGGCATGCGGGTTCCGTTCAGACGGCGTCGAGGCGGCCTTCGGTGACGAGGATGGCGCGCTACTCCGCAGTCAACGGGTCGTCGTTGGTCCAGGTGGGGTCGTCGCCCATGGCGGGCGATGTGTGGACGAGGTGTTCGCCTTGGTGGCGCCCGTTGGGGTCGTCGCTCCAGTGGACGCAGCGGAGTTCGAGCGGCTCTCCGTCGATGGTGACGGTGGTGATGGCGGGGCAGCGGTTCCTGGGCATGGGCTGGTCCTCTTCGGCGAGATCGGTCACGGGCACGATGTGTAGGTCGGCCACGTGGCCTCGCGTCACGGCTCAGACGGCGTACCAGCCCCACGCGGTCCCGTTGTACAGGGCCTGCACGCGCAGAGTGCTGCCGGTAGCGACGGTGGCGGTGGTGGCTCCGGTGCCGCTGGTCGTGTAGATGAGCTGACTGCTGGTCGTCCCGACGGTCAACGTGTTGGCGCCGACGTTCTTGAAGGCGTACTCGGTCGGGCAGAAGTCGGCTGCCGGGAGTGTCCCGGTGAACCCGGCGGACGTGGTGTCGCAGACCAGGGTGCGGTCGATGGGGCTGGCCGTGAACGTCGTCGTCTTCCGCTTGATGGCGCGCGGCACCTGACCGTTGACGAGTTCGAGGCCGGTCGGGTTCGACACGCTGACACCGGACTCGGTGAACAGGCCCGTGAGAACGACCCGACCGAGCGCAGCATTCATGGCCCCGGCCGAGTTGCCTGCCACGTTGGGCGTGCTGGACTCGGTGGAGATCCCGATGTAGATCGTCGGCCCGACACCTTGGGAGCCTGCTCCGACGATGTACAGCTCGTGCGTGCACGCCTCGATGCTGGCTGAAATGACGGTTATGGCGTGGACGGAGCCGACGGAGCTGGCGTAGGTCCCGACGGCGCACAGGCCAGCCCAGCAGTACAGGGCCATGTAGCGGTCCATCACCGCGTGCTCCGTGAGGAACATCGCGTAGGTGTAACCGCCGCCGCAAGAGACGTTGTTGCCGATGACGTGATCGTTGTTGCCGGGCGCCGGGAACAGGAGGCCGACGGACAGGCCCGTACCGAACGTGCCGGGGCTGGAGTAGTCGGTGCTCGGTGAGGCGACAGTTCCAGCGGTGCCGTAGCCCGCGTTCTCGACGTGGGCGTTCGCGCATCCCCACAGGTTCGCGGCGCCGTAGGTGAGGCCGAAGCTGCTGTGCGTGGTGAGGATGGCCAGGTTCTTGATGACGGCCATGACGTTGTTGAACGCCGCCGCCACGCCGTAGCCGGAGCCCTCGTTCGGTCCGCAGATCACGCCCGGGTTGCCGTGGGCGTTGATGTCGGAAGTCTGCGCTGACGTGGAGGCGTAGACGCCGAGGCTGATCAGACAGGATCCGGCGAACTGCGGGACCGTCGAGAGCCAGTGGCGGACCGCCGCAGCCCCATCGGTGGCGCCAGCGAACTCCAGGATCCTCTTGGTGCCGGTCGTGGAGTACACACCGAACACGATCTGCCCGTTGCCGGATTTGCTGGTGTTCAGCGCCCCGGCGACGACGAACGCCCTCGGGGGGAAGTACACCTGCGCGTAGGTGTGGCCGGCGGCGAGGTAGGCCTCGGCGGCGTCGACTGCGGCCTGGATCGCGGCCTGGTCGTTGGTGCCCCAGATGACGACCGCGTTGGAAACTGCGCCGCCGGAGGCGTTGGCTGCGCTCAGGGTGATCTGGGTGGAGCTCTGGCGGCTGGCGACGGTGGTGACGAGGGTGGTGACGCCGTTCGCTCCGGCGTTCTTCACGGAGACCGACTTGCCGACGATGCTCGCGGGGAAGTTCGCCGTTGCGCTGGTGAGGACTGCCGAGCCGGACGACATGGCCCCGTCGCCGACGACCTGGGCGTCACCGACGGCCCCGTACCTGGTGACGTCGAAGACCCACGCGGGGGTACTGCTGCTCCCGCCTCCGCCGCCGAGGAAGACCCGCTGCTGGGTTGCGGCCGTCACAGCAGGCCCTTGACGGTGTAGGCGGGCGTCCCGGCGCTGATGAGTTTGATGCTGGTGGGCGAGCCGTAGCCGGACGCGTTGACGATGAGCGAACTCATGCCTGCGGGCAGGACGTC